TAAAGCTATAAAAGCTGGAAGATCATTTGGATATGATTTAACTGCAGCAACCGATCGTTTACCGATCGAGCTGCAGAAGCTGATCTTAAACACTATGATTCCCACTTTGGGAGACTTGTGGTGCGCGCTTTTAACGCAACGAGATTACTATTTGGTTCTTCCTGACGACGTTCAACTCGAACTTCGTGAGGGATCGGGCCCCATGCCTCAGACCTTTAACATTGGTCCTGGCATGGACGTTCCGATCATCTATACTGAGAAAGGCCTCGCGTACATTGTACTGAGGTATTCTACAGGGCAACCTATGGGAGCTCTGTCTAGTTGGGCAATGTTGGCGGTTACTCACCACCTTATTGTCCAATTAGCATATAGACGAGTTCGAAATATTAATTTCTCTACACCATTATTACCGTCTTCAACCAGTCTCTTGTTACCAGGAGATTGGTATGTCGGATATGAGGTCCTCGGGGACGACATCATCATGTTTGATGAGGATGTTGCCCACGAGTATCTCGCTATCATGGCAGAAGCTGGAGTACCAATAAACGTAACCAAATCGGTTTGCGCTACGGTTCCTGTAACTGAGTTTGCAAAAGTAACCTCAATTAACGGTTTTGATGTCTCGGCATTATCATGAAAAATGTTCATGTCGGGAAATAGTTTGATTGGAAGGGTTAATATTGTTCATTCACTACTCTCAAAAGGAGTGGTGTCGAAGAATATTATACCCTGGATCGAAAGATCTACTGCCTTATCTCGATTCAAGAAAGGTAATTCTAATCCATCGTTTATTGCCTTGTGGACAATGCTAGTTAATCGAAAAATGATAACTATAGAGGATGCTCTTAGAGCGCTAATTGACGGAAAACAAAAAGTCTTCCGGTTTGCTAGGGCTGTGTTATATAACGCAGACATTAACAAAATCAAGTTAGCTCTCCCTGGTCTTATGACCGGGCGAGGCCTCTTTATCCACGAGAGAAAAACGGTAAAAGCTATTTGGAATATCGAGCTTCCATGGTTTAAAATAACCATGTGGAAACCGCTTGCGGTTTTCAGAGCGAAAGTCGATGTTCCTGCTGATGTAGAAGCCCTTGCAAAAAGGGTATTCGGCCTTTGGTATGTTGCCTTATCAGCTAACGTACCATACTCCGAAGAAGCCTTTGCTAAGTGCTGTACCTTACAGGTAGACCAAGGTAGTTTCTATGTGGACGGTTATCCTACCCTAACGGGTGAGATACCTGATCCTAGAACAGTTGATCTACAGGTACTTTACTCATCTTTGTATACAATATTATTGGAAAAAGCGGAGCATCTGACTCAGGAAGTTTTCGAACTTCCGATTCAGATGGATTCGCCCACGGAAATGCTAGTATCTGCATCGGAAAAAACCGAGCGATACCAGGA